GGTCTTGGGTTTTGTTTTTACCTCTTCCTTTATTTCCCTATCGGCAACAAAAGGAATGATATATCCTGCATTAATCAGGTCGTCAACAAGGGTTTGGTCGGAGATTTCTCCGACCTGTCCCTTTGACATTGATATTTTCCCAGAGAAAGAGACCGTTGCTTTATACAACATATCTCTCCACCTCCTAATTAAGCCATTACAAGCTTTGCAATCTTCTGTGCATCCTCAACCTTTGAGTCAAACTCAAACCAACCGATAATGCCATCAGCGTGCTCGTCAGCGAATCTCTCACGGAGTACCTGGATGTTGATGTTCTCAGAGAACTTTGTTGCAAGTCCCTTGAAATCGCCATAGTAGATAACTGTCTTACCTGTTGCGATATCATCCATCTGGTCTGATACATATACAGGCTTACCGAGGAGTGTAGCTCCGAAAGGAGATGAGATATCATCCTGGAGAAGATATCTGCCCATACCATCCTTTAAGAGACGGAGTGCAGTTCTTGTTGCAGGAGACATTACCCAAATTGCATTGCTCTGGTATACATCCTTAACCTTGTCATGCACCTTAACAACCTCGTCTGCTGTGATTGCTGATGCAGATGCAGATGTAACTGCGTTTGTAAGTGTTGAAAGTCCTGTAACCTTCTGTGATGTACCAACAAGCAGTTCATGGTCAATCCATCTTGCAATTGACTCTGCCATAAGGTTGATTACATGGTCAACAATGTTGAACTGTGAGTTGTTGATGAGTGAGCGAGATACCTTTACAAGCGCACCTGCAAGGAATCCTGTCAGTGTTACATTTGAGGTGAACTTTCCAGAGTTTGATGCCATTGCAGAGAACTCTGTCTGATAATCTACAGTGATGTGTGTTACTGACTCATCATAGTAAGGGATTGTAAGAGTACCCTTTACATTGTACTTTGACGACCTGTCAAGAACAGGTGAGATATCATATACTCTCTTGATGATTTTGTTTGCGATTGTCTCGGGAATGACTGCTCCATTGTCAGTCTTTGTCATGTTGTTGGCTCTCTCATTGATTGCGCCTCTGAGATAGTCCTCGAACATCTTCTCCTCTTCGATTGCTCTCATCTCAAGAGCTCTCTTTTCATCGCCACAAGCTCTTGCATCATCAGGAGTAGGCTCTGCATCAGGCTTTTTCTCTGTCTCTGCCATCTCTCTGAAATCATCATCAAGACCGAGCGCCTCCTTGATTTTCTTGACATCATCACGAATCTCTGCAAGCTCCTGCATCTCGTCGGGAGTAAGCTCTCTCTTCTCTGCCTTTGCAGTGTTTACGATTTCCTCTGACCTTGTGATGAGGTCGTTTCTCTTTTCCTCTTTTGCTTTTCTTTCAGCATCTGAATAGATCTTTGACATGTTTTTTTCCTCCTTAATTTTTCATGTCTTCGATGAGCTTTTCAGCCTCATCATAATTGATAACTTTTTCTATATCCTCAACAGGCTCTGCCTGTTTAGGCTCTTCTTCACGAACATGGATATCATCTTCAAATGTCTCGCCGTAATAAACCGACTCATCATCTGACCTGACTGTAACCAATGTTCCCTCGTATGCCGGAGACTTTGTCCGGTCAAGTATTGAGACCTCATATAAATCAAGGTCTCTAACATCACGGAGAGGCATTCCGTCTTCGTCTGTTCTCTGTTCAACCTCTCTGTCTGAAAAACCAAAAGACCATCCAACGAGTTGTCCGTTCTTTGCTTTCTTCACAACCTCTGGGTCTGTAATTGTCGCTCTTGCGTGGAGACCGATGTTGTCTTCTTCAAGCTCAAGGTTTCCGTCTTTTGTACCACCCAGGTCTCTTTCAGGATTGTGATTAAGCAGTATCCTTATATCGTCGTTTCTTGCAATTGCTCTTTTAAAAGCGCCCTTGCAAATTCTCTCGACGAACTTTCCGATTCGTGACCATAATGGTTTTGATTTTCTTTCGACTGCATTGACATAACCTTCAATCTCAACACTGTCGCCTTTAACTCTGACCTGCATCATGCTCCACCTCCGACTTTCTGCCATGCCTCGCCATCAAAGTAATATGTATCGTTTGTATCTAACTCATAAAACTTTGAGTTAACTCCAATTTTCTCTTCGGGTTTTGTGTCTGTGCTTAATCCTTCAAGCTCAACATAATCTGTGCCGTGAGAAAGTTTGTTTGTAACTGCCATTTCTTATTCCTCCTTAATCGTAAAATTTTCCCATTTCTTGTATGCATCAACATATGTCTCATTTGTGTCACCATTATGAGTGATTTCATAGTACATGCCATCTGAAACAGTTGTGCTCACAAGTGCTTTCCAATTCTGGAGAGTCTTGCAAAACCAAACAATATAAACATCATCAGATGTGATTTGCTTATTGTCTGTTTTTTCAACATGGGAATTGAAATAATCAACCACAATTTGCTTTGCTTTTTTCTGCATCATGTCACTTATTATCATTTTTTCTCCTTATGCATCTGCAGAATTGCCCGACTCGTCAAACTCTTTTGCTAACTCATGACCAATGAGCATGTCTTGTGTCTTTTTCATCTCATCCTCTTTCTGCTCCTCGGTCCCTCCGTCTCCAATGTCTCCGACTGTGTCAGTATTGGGTGTGTAATATACATGTTTTTTGACATCGTAAAGAACTGCACCAAGACCAACATTGACAACATCGAGACCTTCAACATATTCCATGTTTTCACGGCGCCTTATCTCGTTAAGAGTCATGAATCCTGTTTCTTTGGCTAACTTATAAGCCTCATATCTTTCCTTGAGTGTTGTTCGGATGATTTCCTTCACATCAAACTCAAAGAAATGATTCTTTTTCTCTTTTTCGAGGAGCAAATCACGATTCAGAGCAGTTTCAAATGCTTTAACAATCGGATATATAGCCTCTTTGAATGTTCTCTCAAAATCATTCGGATATATGTGGAAGAGCGCATTGATGTCATCGTTCAAAGTTTTCTTTGATTCGTTTAACTGTGTCTCAACTGCAGTATTTGATGCATCCTGGAAATCAACTCCGTTATTAAGCACCACAACCTTTTCACTGTTGTTATTGCCGTATAGGTTGCGCCATGCTTGTTTCAAGGCTGTGATTTCATCTTTTCCGAGTTTTCTCGTTGCTTTCAGGAATCCTTTTTTGTTTCCACCGGTTGACACCATTCCGAGCTGATAGAGTAAGGTCTGATATGCAGTCTCGATTGCTTTGGAGACCTCAACAGTCAATCCCACGCCACTTGCTCCATCCTTTGTGTTACGGAGTAATTTGATAAACTCCCACGGATTATATGTTCCAAATTCTTTTTCTTCTTTGTCATCTGAATAACCACCGACAAAAATCTGATATTCCTTGAATATTGGCTCATATACTTTCATGATGGTTATATATCTGTCCTCAACATAAAAAAGTCCTGTGATATCGTTTCTCTGCTTTCGGATGTATGCGTAACCACCCTTGCCAAGAAGATAATCAGATACCATTGCCTTTTTCATCTGATAACCATCAAGTGTATCTCCTGTGTCTCCGTTTAACAGCTTGACTCTTGAATCATCAAACAGCTCCTCAACCTTGTTATCTTTGTATTTGTATAGTTTGACAGGCATACAAGCAATTGCACTTGAGATAAAATCGACATTTCCGTTTACAATCGGCAATGTCATCGCCTTTTCTCTTGTGATTGTTTCGCCGTTTAACAGAGCCTCAAGCAACACATCATCAACGATGTCATCAGGCTCTGTGATCTCCGGCGTCGCCTCTCTTTTAAAGAAATCAAACCAGCTCATTGTTTCTCCTTAAATCGTCTGAACTACAAAATCCATCTGGCCGAGGAATACATCCTGTTGCAATAGGTATGTCGCATTAATAAGCGATACAACCATATCAACCTTGCCTTTGGATTTCTTTTTATTTACATAAAGGTTTTTATTTGTGTCATACACACATCTTGCGTTTTGAAAATTAATCTCAAGCAGTTTGTTATCGGTGTATTTAAACTCTCCCGAAAGTATTTTCTCTTTTAGGAGCTTTGTCGGTGGGTGCAATACGGATGAATGCTGTCTAATCTCTATGAGATTATGACCGGCACTCTCTAACTTTTGAGCCGTGGATATTGCATTCCATCGGTCGTAGCCTATCGCTTGAATTTGCACACCGTATTTCTCTTCAAGAGAAAGTATGAAATCTTCAACGAAAGCGTAATCAATCACTTTATCGCCACAAGCAAAAACCTTGTCGGTTTTGACAAGGTTTTTATAATCTACTTTCTCATATTGTTCTTTTTCGAGAATCCTGCCCTCTGGTATGAAAGCAAAACTCTCGGCAAGTATATTGTTGTCATCGTCAACGGCAACCATCGACACGGATGTGT